TATCTGTAGCGAAGGAAAAAATATTATCTGTAAACACGGAAAGCAATTCGGACGACCAAACAGAAAAGCAAAAAGAGATTAGCGCGGATAGGATGAAGACTGCCGCACAAGCAAAGAAAGTGGCTGTGTTTGATGCTTTTGAAATCCTCGACAGGATAGAGCAAGAGCAAAACGCATTAGATGAGATGAGTAAAAAAGATAGCGGTGAAATGGCCCAAAAGGTTAATTCATCATCCGGATTCGCGGAAAGAAATGCCCATAAAAAGAGAGACTAAAAGAATAGCCCCTAAGCCATTGTATCGGATTGTAGATGAGGATTTTATTCCCTCTTCTATAAGGTCGGCCAAGAATAGACATAAGTCTTGGGCGTATGGATACAATAAGGAGTTTGACATGGTTGTAATATCAAAATCAGGTCAAATAGGAGATATATACGAAATAGAGGGCTTGCTGATAGCTCTACCAAAATACGATTCGAAAGAGGTTAAAAAAAGGTCGAACAGCAGAAAGGAACAGTATTGGGAGCGGGATGAGGTTCCTGATGAGTTGCAAAAAATAAAAAGCATTTTTGAGTGGAATGCCAAACATTCGGACTTTAAAAGCCGGTGGATTGAGCATATCGAGAATGAGTTTGACAAGAGAGAACGAGGTGTTTTCTTTATGAATGATGGTGAGCCAACTTATATTACGGGCTCGCATCATTTCTATCTTTCCTGCGCATCGATAGACGTGGGGTTTCCAGATTTTCGAGAAGCAAATAGGATACTGTTTATTTATTGGGAGGCGTGTAAAGCAGATTATAGGTGCTTTGGAATTTCTTATTTAAAAATAAGAAGGTCGGGAGCGTCTTATATGATGTCGTCTGAAGGGGTTAATGAGGCTACGTTAGCTATAAAAGGGCATGTTGGAATTTTATCCAAGACGGGAAAGGATGCCAAGAGTATGTTTACAGATAAGGTGGTGAACATAAACTCAAACCTTCCATTTTATTTTAAGCCTGTTCAAGATGGGATGGACAGACCTAAGACAGAACTAGCTTATCGTATACCGGCTAAGAAAATCACCCGAAAAAATATGAGTGATAGCTCTGACGTGGGAGTTGATGGGCTAGACACTATTATCACATGGCTGAATACAGAAGACAACTCTTACGATAGTCAGAAACTTTTACTCTTGCTGCACGATGAGTCGGGAAAGTGGATGAAGCCGGCTAACATTTTAAATAATTGGAGAATAACAAAAACCTGTTTACGGCTAGGTAGAAAAATCATTGGCAAATGTTTTATGGCCTCCACGTCAAACGCATTGGATAAGGGGGGTAGAGAATTTAAGTCTTTGTTTAACGACTCAAAGATTGCCACTAGGAACAAGAACGGGCAAACAAAAAGCGGTCTTTACGCACTTTTTATACCCATGGAGTGGAATACGGAGGGTTACATTGATATTTATGGTCATCCCGTAATGTTTCGTCCCGATGAGCCTATTATGGGTATCGATGGAGAGCTAATTGAAGAAGGTGCTATCGATTGGTGGGAGGCTGAGTGCGAAGGCTTGAGGAATGACTCTGATGCCCTGAATGAATTTATGCGTCAATTTCCAAGGACGGAGCAGCATGCTTTTAGAGATGAGTCTAAAGAAAGCATTTTCAATCTAACCAAGATATATACGCAGTACGACCACAATGAGTCTTCACACGACACATTGCAAAGAGGAGGTTTTGTTTGGAAGAATGGAATAAAAGACACCGAGGTTTTATGGATGCCTGACAAGAAGGGTCGGTTTATTATTTCTCAGCAGATACCCGAAAAGCTAAGGAATAATGTGGTGATGAAGAACGGTAAAAAAACACCTGGTAATATAAATATAGGTGCGTTTGGTTGTGACTCTTATGATATTTCGGGAACCGTTGATGGTGGCGGGTCCAAAGCTGCGCTGCATGGGTTAAGTGGTTTTCATTTCGAGGACTTTGCGGTAAATGAATTTTTCTGTGAGTATATAGCTCGGCCAGACACGGCAGAAGAAATGTTTGAGGATGTGTTAATGGCGATAGTTTATTTTGGAATGCCTATTCTAGCCGAGAACAACAAGCCTCGACTTCTTTATCATTTAAAAAACAGGGGGTATAGAAAATTCTCATTAAACAGGCCAGACAAGCACTTTTCCAGGCTATCCAAAACAGAAAAAGAGCTAGGAGGGGTACCATCAAGTACGGATGTTATAGCTACTCATGCTACTGCTATTGAGTCGTGGATTGAAGAGTTTGTTGGTTACGATTATTCTGGGAAATATAGGAACCCTGAAGAGATGGGGGTAATGCCTTTTCAAAGAACACTGGAAGATTGGACCAAATTTAAAATAAGCGAGAGGACAAAGCGTGACGCTTCTGTGAGCAGTGGATTGGCAATTATGGCCGTTCGAAGGTCAATGTACAAACCTGAGGCTCCTCAAGATGAAAACATTTCGATTAACTTTGCTTCTTATGATAACCGGTCATTAGATAGTAAGTTGAACGTGATAGATGAATAAATCAAAAGACACAGTATCGTTAGAGAAAACATCTTTCCCTAACGAGTTTGACTTCAGTGGTGATAAAGCGGATAAAGATTACGGGCTGAAAATAGGCCGAGCTATCGAATATGAGTGGTTTAATATTGATAGCCGTAATGGTTGTGCGTTTTATGACCGAAATGCCATATTTGATTTAAGGAGGAGATACGCCAGGGCGGAGCAACCCACGGGTAAATACAAAAATCAACTATCGATAAACGGAGATTTGTCGTGGACAAATTTAAGTTGGCAGAATATATCTATCATTCCAAAGTTTGTTGATATTGTTGTCAATGGCATGCAAGACAGGGAGTTTACTCCAACCGTAACTGCTGTTGATGCCATGTCGCAAAGAAATAAGAATAGGTATCAAGACATGATTGAGGGGCAGATGGTGGCCAAAAATGTTTTGACAACCATTAAAGAAAAGTCAACCCTCAACCCTTTTGTAACAGAGCCCGACAATCTACCACAAGATGATGAGCAGCTAGAGCTCCATATGAATATGGAGTATAAGCCCTCGGTAGAGATTGCTGAGGAGGTATCCCTGACTGTTGTCCTTGAGGAGAATAAGTGGAGGGATATTCGGAAAAGAATAGACTACGATTCTACTGTTGTAGGAATGTGTGTGGCCAAGCAACATTTTCTACCAGAGAAGGGTATATCTGTGGAGTATTGTGTGCCTGAAGATATTGTTCATAGCCAAACTGAAGACCCTAATTTTAGAGATTGCTTTTATTGGGGAGAGGTAAAAGCTGTTCATATATCCGAGATATACAAGATAAATCCAAATATTGGAAAGGAGGATATTGAAAAAATCAAGCAGTCATCAGGCGCTTGGGCAAATACCTATAGGCGATATATTAACGACCAAAGTCTCTTTAGTGAGGACATGACCACCTTGTTGTTTTATTCATATAAGACAACTAAGCGGATTGTCTTCAAGAAGAAAAAACTGAAGAACGGTCAGTTTAAAATGACAAGGCGCGAGGAGGACGAGTTTATAAATTATGAGCCTCAGGAAAGTTCTGATGAAAGGTTTGAAGTTGTAGAAAAGATTGTAGATGTATGGTACGAGGGTGTGAAAGCCCTTGGGTGTGATGTGGTCATTGATTGGAGGCTTGCAAAAAACATGATACGACCCAAGTCATCATATCAAAATGCCTTACCTCGCTATGCTGCGTGTGCCCCTCGAATGTACAGGGGTCAAATAGAATCCTTGGTTGGCAGAATGATTCCATATGCCGATTTGTGTCAAATTGTTCACTTGAAGACTCAACAAGTTTTGCAAAGAACGGTGCCCGATGGTGTGTATATTGATGCTGCTGGACTTGTGGGTGTTAATTTGGGTAATGGTCAGAACTATACGCCAACGAAGGCTTTAGAATTGTATTTTCAAACAGGTTCCGTCGTTGGTCGAAGTACAAATTCAGACAATGAGTTTGACCATGGCAAAGTCCCTATTCAGGAACTAAATAAAAATTCAGGTCAATCGAAGCTTAATGCTTTGTTTGGTGCTTTCAATCAGTACCTTGACCAAATAAGGATAGTTACGGGGGTTAATGAAGCGCGAGATGGTTCGGACCCAGACTCAAGGTCCCTTGTGGGTATTCAGAAGATGGCTGCTTTAAACTCAAATACAGCTACTCGGCATATTTTAGATGCAGGAGTGTCGGTTTTTGAGGATTTGTGCAGGGGGATATCGCTGCGTATTTCTGATGTTTTGGAAGACCCTGACATGAGAGATGACTTTGTAAATAAGGTTGGTCAATACAATGCCAATATTATTGAGAGTGTAAAAAACCTATACCTGTCCGATTTTGGTATATACATCACGCTATCGCCAGATGTTGAGGAAAAGGCCACCCTTGATTCCAATATTCAAATGGCCTTAAGTAGAGGGACTATTCAGTTGTCGGACAAGATTGATATTGAGCAGATAAGTAATATAAAGCTTGCCAATCAACTTCTTAAGATTCGAGAGAAAAGATATGTCGAGCAAGCGCATAAGCGCGAGATGGAGAAGATACAGGCGAATGGTCAGGTGCAGATGCAGAGCGCACAACAAACTGCTCAAAACAGGCAAGCAGAGCTTCAGTTAGAGGGTCAAACAAAAATTGCTGTTGTGGGTGCTGAAAAGCAAGGTAAGATTGAGGTGATGAATGTTGAGGCACAATTGAAGAGGAGTTTGATGGAGCAAGAGTTCATGTATAATATGAAGCTTAAAGGTATTGATGCCGAGGCTCTTTTAAATCGTGAGGAGATGAAGGAGTCAGAGAAATCAAAAAGAATATCTCAGCAGAATACAGAGCAGTCAAAAATCAAGGAGCAGGTGGCTAATAATTTGCCATCGATTAACTTTGAATCAAATGAAGATACCCTTGATGGCTTTGCTCTTGATGGGTTTGAGCCAAAGTGATTAAATTTGTGAAAACAAATCAAAAATGAAGATTAGAGAAATAGAGGGTGTTGGAGATGACCGAGAGGTTATTAAAGAGTATGATACGGACAAGATAGAGTCTCAGGAGGAAGAGTCTCAGGAGGAAGAGTCTCAGGAGGAAGAGTCTCAGGAGGAAGAGTCCCAGGAGGAAGAGTCTCAAGAGGAAGAGTCTCAAGAGGAGGAGTCTCAGGAAGAGGAGTCTCAGGAAGAGGAGTTTGAGATTACGGATGAAGACGTTCTTTCTTTTTTGAATAAAAAACACGGTAGCTCGTTCAGTTCGTTGGATGAGGTTTCGTTCAAGAAAAAAGATGAGTCAGCGGGTGAGTCTATTGACAGTCTCCCTGAAGATGTTCAGAAATTTTTGAGCTTTAAAAATGAGACTGGCGGAAGCTTTAAAGACTTCCTTGTTTTGAACGAAAGTTTTGCCGATGGGGGTGAGGACAATAGAATTGACCAATATCTTCTAGCGACAAAAGAAGGTGCGGAAAAGGAGGATTTACCCTTTTTAAGAAAAGGAATTACAGTAGACGAAGATGCTACGGATGATGAAAAGTCGGCAGCAAAATTGGCTAGAAAAGAAGTATTATCGAAAGCTGAAAAATGGTTTAATGAGCAGAAAGAACAATATGGGACATCTCTTGAGTCAAGAGAGTCTTTAGTTCCTGAAGGCGAAAAGGAAACATACGAGGCTTTCAAAAAATCCCTTGAGGATTCTCAAGGAGCTAGAGAGAAGCAGGAGTTGATGCGGAAAAAATTTGTAGATGGCGTTAATAGCCTCTTCAATGACAAGTTCAAAGGTTTTGAGTTTGAAGTTGAGGAAGGTAAAAAAATAGCCTTTTCAAATGGTTCTTCAGACGAGCTTAGGAAAGACCACTCCAATCCAGGCGCTTTTATTCAAAAGTATCTGGATGAGAATGGTGCCGTTAAAGACGTTGAAGGATACCATAAAGCATTGGCTGTTGCACGCAACCCATCCGAGTTCGCAAAATTCTTTTATGACCAAGGCAAGTCCGTGGCTGCCGACGGGCTAATGAAAGAGTTGAAGAACACAGATGTTAAACCTCGTACTATGAGTATTGGGGGCAGGACATCAAAGGTGAAGGTTCGAGAAGTATCTGCTCCCAAAGCATCTCACATGGGTTAGTCTAGGCGGGTGCCTTGACTACATGTCTAATCAATAAAGAAGGATAAAAATGGCTGTAAAGGCATTACCTACATACAATTTGCAACCCGC